AATCATGTCAAAGATACGGTTTGCCAATTACCCCAAGTATTACTATACCATTTCACTCGATATTTATAGATATTTCCGCTATAATTATATAGTTTCTGAATACAACAGATATTAGGTTTACCGATTACAACTAATACACAATTACGGACATATTCTAATTCTGAAGGTTGTGTTAGTAAGTAGATTCCGCTATATTGCATAGAATCTAATTTGTCTTGAGATTCTATGCTTATAACATCTCTGAACCTTAACCACGTATCATTTATCCCGATGAGTTCTCCCAGATCGTGAAATATGCCATTACTGTTTTAATATTTTTCTTACGTTTATATCAATGTCACCAACCTTTGACACTACAGTTAATTTTAATAGTGAAACTGAAAAACTAAGATTGCCTTTCATCCCTAAAACTTGGTAATTATCGTAATTAATAATAACAATGCATGACAGAGATGCAAGATTAGGTTGGGTTATGTAGTAAACTCCTAACCCAACACCTATTTCTGTTTCAATACTTTCTTTTAAAGAATAACTATCGTATGCATTTTGTAGCAGTTCTCCCAGAAGTGTTGCTAAGTTGCTTTTATCTATTTGAACAATTTCACCATTTGATCTCTTTCCGAAAATAGTTACGATGTCACTTACCACCGGAACTTCATTTAATTTTTTGTCTGCCATAATCGTATTTTTTTAATTATTTATTACTACTTGATTTTCTACCACTTGAACATATCCACCCGAAACAAGATTTTCCAAGTCGAATGCCATACCTATTCCGCTGTCACGGATACAGAGATAAAGAACTTCCTTATCGGTGTAATACTTGCCTTCTTCCAGCACCATGTTAATGTCCCAAGGTATAGGATCATCCAGTGTGCCGGAGTGCTCTATCTGCACAACCTTGTACAAGGATTCCGTACCCGTTCCCGGCTTCCAGTCCTCCTGCGGTGTATGTATCTGTATAACCTCATAGAACGTGCTGCCATAGCGGAAGCGGAACTGCACATCAACCTCTGTACCTATCAGATCCTCCCATACGGGAAAGTACTCTTTCTTCGCCAATGCTTCCTCTACAGTAAGCCCGGCATTGTTAATGTTTGCCGCAATATCGTTTAATAGTGTATCCACACGATCAAGTGCTTCAACATCTATCGCTTCCGTATCGATGAAGGACGCTTCGGCAATCATCTGCTCCTTCTGCTTTGATGTGATTTCTTTCCACATAGCCACATCCTCAGGACTGTTTATCAATACCTGATTCTCAAATATTCGTTCCGACAGAGGCATATCTTCGGCCTGTGTCAGATAGCAATCATAACTGCTTGTAATATCATATCGTTTACTCAATTAAATCCATACGTGTTATATACCAATGGTTGTTAAAGGCCTTCATCTCCAAAACATAAGGCCTTGCCATCTGAATTTCTGTTTTATTATTATAAGCGCCCGCCAGCCCGCAGAAATAGTTCGTAGCCTTGTATTTATCTGGGTTCTTGGCCGCCCTTGATGTCATATCAACCACAAACTCCAGTTTCAATCCGTTCCATGATGATGCAGGAGGAAGAGTTATGGTCCCGCCCAAACCGTCAGCAGAGAAGAACGTAGATCCCTGAGTAGACGGATTCACGGTCATATTGCCTTCCGAATCAGCCAGACTATCCATATCGCTTCCCGGTGAGTAGAGAAGAGTGGCAGTGACCGTACCTGCCACATTCGCTTTCGTTGCCACAAACCCACCCTGTTCATTCACTCGGAACGGTGCGGAGTCAGGAGTAGCGGAACCTGCCCATATACGTATCTTCTGACCGGATGTAGAGCCGGACATGCCTGCGGAAACAGTGTTGTCGCTCTTCTTTATCAAAACCTGATTTCCTTGGAACAGGCTGATGCTGGCATTCTTAGCTATTATCAGGCTGGTATAGATAGGTCCCACCCCGCTCAGCTTTTCCCAGTATGTGGTGTTGCCTGGTTTGTTCGAGGCGGAGGACACATGCGTCTTCAAACATTTGTACACATCCCATCCGTCAATGGCTGCGTCATTCCTTATCAATGCGAAATCAATATACCTCGTACCGCTTGTCAGGGCTTCGTCATTACGGTACTGCACACTTGAGGCGGACCATTCCGACTCACGGAAGATACAGCCCTGTATTCCTTGTACGCCCTGATCTCCTTTGTCGCCCTTTTCACCGTCATCACCCTTGTCACCTTTATCACCTTTTGATCCGGTATCACCTTTCTCTGCCCATACATCGTATTCGGCAGTGTTCACCTCACCCGTCAGCACATAACCGCCATCGTTGTAAGTAAACCGGTTGCCGGCATTGTCTGTCCAGCACCACAAGGGAGGATTGGTAGTGGATGCCTTGGCTACATAAGAGCCGCCACCCATTGAAACGACACCCATCTTGGGTACAACCATTCCAGTCCTAAACTGCCCCATCTGGGTGTAACCGTCACCCTTGTCACCTTTGATTTTTATCGGTGTACCCCATGCTCCGTCAGATGCGGACGCAGCAACCTTCTGCGACATCCATATGGCGGCACTTGTCGCATTTGTATGCCATCCTCCAGTAGTACCGTTCCCGGTAGGTACAGAAGGTTGGGAAGTGCTGTCATTATAAGTTATAAACACGCTCAATCCGTCAGAACCGGCTGCACCATCAGCACCGTCCGATCCGTCCACAACCATCAATGCCCATGCTGTTCCGTTCCATATATATACACGACCATTATTGGTATCCCGGTATGCCCAGTTGGTCTGAGGATTGGAAGGAGGTGTTTGGAGATCTCCTTTCCATACAATACTCAATCCGTCTTTCCCGTTCTTCCCATCAATTCCGTCAATAGTCATCTGATACCACTGTCCATCCTGATATACATATGATTTCTTATCAGTGGTATTCTTGTATGCCCACCCGTTCTGAGGATTGGAAGGAGCGGAGGAAAAATCACCTTTCCAAATGATGCTCGTTCCGGCTACGCCCTCAGCACCGTCAGCACCATCAAATCCGTACTTCGCCCAAAGGGCAGGAGCACTGAATTTACTCCATATACCGTTTTTCTTCTCCCTCTCACTGATCCACTCATAAGGCAGAGAGCTGGAAACACCTACAGGATCATCATGCCAGCCGGAAGGCACATAATCGTCCGTCTGTGACGTGGAAGGAGTGGCAGGTTTACTCTCTGTTGTAGTATGGATGAATACCCTCTCATAACTGGTACCATCGCTTCCGTCCTTTCCGCTTTGAACCAAAAGTTCATATTCATCGGTATTTATCTCACCCGTAAGACAGTATCCGCCATCATTGTAAGTAAACCGATTACCGGCATTGTCTGTCCAGCACCACAAGGGAGGATTGGTAGTGGATACTTTAGAAAGAAACGAACTTCCTCCCATTGTAACGATACTCATTTTGGGAACAACCAAGCCGGAATACCACGGACCGCTATTGGTCACGCTCACACCGTCCTTTCCCGGTGCCCCCGTATCACCCTTGGATGCTATCTCCTGCCAGTCAGCATCCGTACCCGGTTCAGAGGACGAACCGTTCTTGTTCAGACACGCCCATGTGCTGCCGTTATACGTCACACTATCGTAGTAATCATAATGCCTGTCTGATTGCCATACACCCTCGTAGCTTAAGTCCATAGCCACCTCACCGTTGGGTTTGAGTCGTTCTATCGTTCCCCTTATGTATACTTTGTCTTGAAATGAAGAATAACCGTCCATCACCTGCCCGTTGACTGTAAGACCACTCAGGTTTCCGTTCTGATAAGCGATGTTCACATCCGGATCTATTACCCATGTGTTCACGTTGACCAATCTGCGCAAGTAAGATCTGTTCTCATAGGTAATGTCCTGTCTGTCCTTGTCGGTGAAGTTGCCGTATGCGAAGAAGTTCATACCCGGAAGAGGATGCACGCTTGTTCCTGCCTGAAGAGCGTATTCAAACTTCATGTTTCCTGCCTCATTCTCGATGATTCTAGTAGGGGTAAAGTATGAGGTGGCGTATCCGGAATACTCCATGAATCCGTTAGGACCGTATTCATCTTGAGTATGGTTGCTGCCGGCTATGTTGTGAAGTATACCACGGCAGATATCACTTACCTTCAACGTTCCCCACTGCCCCTCAAGCAGTTCCAGCGTGGCTATTCGGTTTTCCGTGTCAACGGTCTTTATTCTTCCGTATGCGAACGAGTTCGCCTTGTCGCCGGATATCACATCGATGCAGTTGAACGTGATCTGCGGTACTATCAGCTCTTCACGGAACATCGCCTTGTCGGCTTCGACTATTGTCTTGCCGTTCTTGTCAAACCAGATGGCCGCACCGCTGCCTCCGATAAGACCTGTGACAAACTTGCCGACCCTCAGACCTTTGAGAAAGGTGATGATCTCGCTGGCGATATCCGCTATGTTTTTTCTCAGGAAGGTTCCTATAGCCCTCAGGGAGGAGAAAGCCGTATAGTCGCTCGGACTCTCCATATCGCCGGTCTTCAGCAGGCGGACATTGGCCTGCGCCATCTCCTGCGCCAGCGTGTATTCCAGATTGTTCAGCGTCGAATCCACGGATGACTTCCATGAGGTGCTGACCGCCGACGAGCAGTCAATGGAAGCCTCGGAAAGATTGCCCAGCTTCCTCTCTATCCTTGTGATGCGGGTGTCAAGATACCCGGCCTCGAAATACTGCGCGTCCTCCAGTCTCACCCTTTGCCCGAGCGATAACGGCACACTGTTTTTATCCACATGGATGTAATCCGTGTCGCCGGAATAGATGGATATGTCCTTGCTGTATTCTGTCAGGAAGCTGTCAACCGCCTGCTTGTACTGTTCTTCCGCTATCGGGTAATACTCATCCGGCATGCGGATGTTCGTCAGGATATACGTGTCACCGACGTTCGGTATGATGTTGCCTCCCGGCATCTGGGTGTTCTCGTCCGGGTAGGTGTTGATGATCTCGAACTCCTGTGTGTCGTTATGCCAGTTGCACTCGAACTCCCTTCCGGAGAGGTCGCCGCTTTCGAAGGTGATGTGTATCACCTCGCTGCCGATCATGTATTCATCCGGATTGAAGGGCAGATCCTTGTCCTTGACATAATAGACGGTGTATTTCTTCCCGTCCTTATTTGTCTGCTCCTCGGACCTTACCGAGGATACCGTACCCAGGCGGTGCGGGAATATATCCTGAAAGGCCGCTTCCTCGCGATGCTCCTTCAGTCCCAATTGAGTGTTCAGGTCGATATACTTGTCCCGTGACGGCAGTTGCAGATGGGTGTAGCCGTATTTTGACGGGTCAATATTTTTGGTTGAACCTACGGGGATCAGCCGTGTGAACCATTTGATCAAATTGAAGTTCTCATTCTGGGTCAGCCCCGTCTTCAATCCCTTCATATAGCCGAGCGTGACCCGTTCGCCGTGTTCGCATTTCCCTATGTTCAGGTATTCCCCGTCCAGCCACCACTCGGTTTCCCAGGCGCCGGCTATCTCGCCTGCCGCATCCCAGCAGAACAGGCCGTTGAAGTTGATGGTCTTCCGGTCTCCGGTGACAGCCTGTCCTGCACGCCACGTCACACCGTCGGTGTTGCGGTTCATGTTCGCAACCAGCTTTTCCAGCATTTCCATCGGCGTGCCGTCGTAGGCGAAGACGGACTCCAGGTCATCCTCCCCCTGGTTCAGACGGCAGAACAACAAGTCCTGCATGTCGTGCTCGCGGCCGTAGAAGCTGATATTGTAGGTGTATTTCTGTGTGTCGGTCTTTTTCGGGCGGTACTCCTTCTTTATGGAGAACCGTTTTCCTGATATCTCCACATAGTCGCCGACCGACAGGACGAAGAACTCCCAGGTGGTGAAGTTCACCGTCACCACGAATTCCGCCCCCACTTCCTCGGTCCACCGGGACGATGAATCGGGACTGACCTTCCTTTTCAGGGCTCCCTGCCTGTCGTAGATTTCAAGTTCCATTTATGATGTTTTTAAATCGTTTTTAATCACTGTTTGAAAAAGGTTTCGGCTCGCGCAGCGTGACCGTGAATCCGGCTACCTGCTGGCCGGTATTCCTGATTGTCGTGAACTGGCTGTACCGGGTATATTCCTTCAGGTAGACCTTCATCACCCGGCCTATCTCCGGAACCTCCAGCGTCAGCCATCCCGACTTCAGCAAGGCAAGCACGGCGTTGTAGTTCTTGAACCACCCGGTCCGTGTATCCGCAACCACCGCCATCTTCAGCGTGATGTCCCTCGCCTCGTAACGGGGAAGCAGGGTTTCGGGCAGCTCTTCGCCGTCAAGTTCCCGGTAACTGACGGAGGTATGCTCCTTCATCTTCGGCGGCTTCATCAGCGAGTCGTAATTGGTATGATCTCCCGCATTCTCCTCGTACAGGAAACATCCCAGGGACGCCATGTCCGTCCCGTTTATCTTCAGCAGTCCTTCCTCCACTTCCATAGTCCTATGTTTTCAGTTTCACACCGCGCCGGAGCTCCGCGATGTTCTCGTTTATCGTTTCGAGGTGTCTGAGGTACTCCGAATTCCCCGCAATTTTGCCCAGGGATGTCGCCATCCCTTCGAGATGCCTCGTAAGGTTGTTGTCAATGCTGATGACATGGTCAAGGGTCGCGTTGCCGATCCCCTCCAGCCTTCCGGCCGTCTCCTCGGTCATGGAGGTGACGGTTCCGGCCCGGCCGGACTGGGAAGAGCCCTCCGGCTGTTTGATATCGATCCCGGCATCCTTCAGGTAGCCGCCGACCAGGTCCATGATGTTCTGCAGCCCGGGTATGCTGTCCTGGTATTTGCCTACCAGCTCTTCCGTGCGTTCGGCCACCTTCCTCATCAGCTCCGTCTCGTCGATCTTCCCTTTGGCGTACTCCTCGTACAGGGCGGCAATGTCATCACCGAACGAGCCGACCACCTTGTCAAGCACGATGGTGCGCATCATGTCGGAAACAATGTCACGGAAGGTATCCGAGGCATAGTCCTTGAAGCTGTCCAGCGCGTCCTTCCCGTTGTCGAACCAGTCCCACAGGCTGTCCACGAAATTCTCCGTCAGCGGCTCGTACAGGGAGCTCACATACTCGTGCAGCTGTTCTATGTATTCGTCGTATTTTTCCCGGAGCTCTATAAGGGCCTCGAGCGTCTCCTTCGTCTGCCCGACAAGTTTGTCGCCGTAGTTGTCAATAAGCGATTGTGCAAGTTCCTTGTTGACCAGCCCTTCATCGTCAAACAGCTCGCCTAACCCCTGGTTCCGTGCCCAGGTGACAAGGTCCTCGGTCTTCTGTGACTTCCCGCCGATACCGGTGCCAAGGAAACCGCTGCTTTTTTTCCGCGTCTCGATACGCAGGTTGTTGATAGCCGCCGTCTGGCCTTCCTTGTAATCCCCCTGGCCCCAGATGTCCCTCCATTCGTCCCACCATGCAAGGGCGGACAAATTGCCCATCACCCAGTTGAGCGCGCCCGTCAGCCATCCGCCCCCGCTCTCGTTGCGGTATATCGCCTGTGACTCCATGGCCTTGTCCGCGTAAGCCTTGGCCACTTCGTCATGCAATGCCCTGTAATCACGGAGATTCTTGAGGTTGTCGGCGGAAAACCAGTTGCTCTCGGCCTGCTGCGCCTCCAGGGCGGCGATGCGGTATTCGTTCACCGCATCGGTCAGGGCGTTTATCTCCTTGATCTTCTCGGCGTAGGCCTCGTATTGCCTGAAGGCCCGGTTGTTCCCAAGCTCGCTTATCTTCTGGAACAGCTGTATCGCGGCGGATATGATGGTCAGGATGACCGACGCCTTCTCCACCGCCGAGATGGCATTCGCTCCGGTCTGCGCCACTTTGTCCAGCCCGTTGATGGTGGTGAGGGTGAACAGGGCAATATCTCCCATCAGGGTGACGATCTCCCCGGCCTGCCCTCCGATGGCGCCGCCCAGTTCTTCGACGGCACGCGCCAGCTCCCCGACGATGTCCGCCGCTTCCTTTTCGGCTTTCTCCACCCGGGAGGAGGACCTGGTCACCTTGTCCTGCGCCTTGTTGTACTTCTCCATCGCGGCGGCGGCCGTCAGATAGGTTTCCTCCATCTTCCCGGTCCTGTCATTGTATCTCATTCCCGTGGACACCCGTCCTCCGGCATTCACGGTCTCGAGGTTCCGCCGGGCCTCGGCAAGTTCGCGTTCGGCTTCGGCGAGCTCGCTCTTCCTGTCGGCAAGCGCCTGGAACGGGTTCCGGCTGTCCAGCTCGTCCATGATCTCCCGGATGGTCGTGGTATATTCCCGCAGTTCATCGGGGGAGAGCACCTGTGCGGCGGCCTGTTTGGCCTTCTCGAACTGTTCCAGCAGGGAGTTCAGGGTGCCTGTGGAAGTTTCCCTCAGGTTCTCGAAGGCGCGTATGTAATCGGGTGATTCCGTCAGCTGCTTGTAGTCCAGCTTGATGAGCTCCTTCCCCTTGTCCCTGGTCGCACGCGCGATCTGCAGGTCCAGGGATTCCGCTCCGGCGGCATCCCCTTCCGCTTCGGCCTTGCGGCGCTCCTCATAAAGCTGTCCGATCTTATGGTTGTATTCCTTGTCCAGGGCGGCCCGCTTCTCCTGGTAGGTGCCGTATTCCTTGTAATATTCCACCCATTCTCTCAGGTTCCTGTCGCGGAACTCCTTCTCGATGTCGTAGGATTCCTTCAGGTATCCCATGGTAGCCAGCGCCCGCTGTTGGGACGCGTTGTCCTTCACGGCCTGCCTTTCCTCGGGCGTGGACTTCACACCCCGTTTCTTTTCGGCCTCGTCCATTTTCTTGAGGGTGTCACGCTCCTCCTTGTCGATCTGCGCGAGCGACTCGTCAAGCTCCTGCCTTGCAAGGGCCTGGCGTTTCCTTACACCTTCCCGCATGACCGATATGCGTGCCGCCTCAAGTTTCTGCTGCGCCCTGATACGGGCGTCGGCGAGCTCGTCCTGATAATCCCGGGCCGGTTTGCCCGTATCCTTGGTTTCCCTGCCGTTGTCTTCCTTTATGCCTGCCGATTTAAGCCTCTCCTTCCATTCCTTTGTCCTTGCAAGGAACAGGTCCATATAGGATTTGGCCGTATCCTCCGCCGCCTTCTGTTCCTCTTCCAGGGCGGAGATAGCATTTTTGCTGAGCTGTTCGGCCGTGGGAGTGTCCGCCTGACGGGTATAAGTAGCTGATCCGGACGCGGAAGAGAAGAAATTGGCCCTGAACCTGTCCCAGAAAGTCGGGCCCTTCTTCCGCCTTTCCTCTATCTCGTTCTGTTTTTTCAAGGCCTTCTCCGTCTGCTCCGTGGCCAGCTTGAACGCTGCGGCAGCTTCGGCCCTGAGAATCATCGCCCCGATGAACACGTCCGTATTGTCCACCAGCAGGTTCTCGGCATCATTCACGTTGCCCACCTCAACACCGAGTTTCCCGAACTCCTTCTTGTTTTCGGTGATGAACTGTTTTTTATCGGACATGTTGTCTCCCAGTTCCTTCCATCTTTCGGACAAGGACCTGACGAGAGTGACCTGTTCCGCCACATCACTGCTGCTGTTCCTGAAGGATTCATTCACCTTTTCCTGGGCTTTCGCCGCGGACAGGGCGGCATCCTTCACGCCGAACAGGCTCTTCACCCATCCGCCGATCTCCTTCCCGTATACGACGGACAGGGTAATCAGGGCGGCCAGCGCCGCCTGCCACGAGAACAGTGAGGAAAGCACCTGCTTCCACACCGGGGTGGCTTTCTTTCCGGCTTTGGTCAGCGCCTCATACTCCTGGCGGGCTGACGACAGGGCGTCGGTGAACATGGGAATGTTGTTGGAAATGGCGAGGAAGAACATCTGGGGACCCATTGCCAGCGAGGGGAGTTCCCGGGCGATCTGCTGCATGCTCATCCTCACATTATTGAGTTTCGGGGCGGGATCATCTCCCATGAGAGGGGTGGATCCTGTCTTTTTCTTCTGCTCTTCCAGCCCCTGCAGTTCCGCTTTCAGTTGCCTGATGACTCCCTGCAGTGCCTGGATGTCCGCCATCTGGGCATCGGTATTCGTACCTGCGGCCATGGCATTCCTGTACTGTTTCTGCAGTTCCAGCAGTTCCTGCTCCAGCTGTGCGATGACCTGTTTTGCGTACAGGCCTATCCCGGAAAGGTTGCCCTCCACCGAGCGCATCCCCTTCAGTGTCTTGTCGTCAAGCAGTATCTCCAGTCTTACAGGTTCCATTCCTATCCTCCGAGTTTTGTTTGAAAATATTCAGTGGTGAATTTGTCCGGCCTACGTTTGCGCTCCCTTTCCAGGAGCTCCTCCTTGGTCACATACCGGCTGACATCCGTGTTCATCAGCATCAGCTCGGCGTAGCTGATCTTCCACAGGATGTGCCGTTTCGACCTGCCGAACCGTTCCATCGCCTGCGCGATGATTCCGAAAACGCTATGGGGGCCTTCCTGCCGGCCCGTTAACCCGTTTTCCTTTCCCGGCTTCCTATCGGCTCCAGCAGCTCCGCCGTTCTGGACGCCAACGGAATAGTATTGCAAAAAGGCTGTATGTCCATGCCCCTGAGCAGCTCGATGAGGGCGGCAGAGAGCATCGCCGGATGCACCCTCCATCTGAGATACCATGCCACAGGGCCGGAGAACAGCATCCCCGAGAGCCATCCGGTGCATACGGCCAGCGCGACCATCCGGCTGACCGCCTTTCCCTTCTCCGCCACGAACCGCATCCTTTCTTCATAGTCCATCGCCCTGATATCCTCCGGGGTGACGCCGAGCTCCAGGTACCGCCTTGCTATGCGGATGACCGCCCCGGCGGGCGGACGGCGCATGACAAGGAAGGATTTCCCGGGGCGTTTTTTAAAGGGTCTGAGCGGCATCACCGGAATGCGGATGCCGATGTCAAGCAGCATGTCTGCCGCCCGACTTCGTGTGTCCTTCCCTTCCGTCATGACTCGGGATATTCCGGTACACTGTTACCCGGGGCGAAGATCTTGTAGGGAGGCTCCTCCCCGGCATCCTGCATCTCCAGCTCGCACTCGATGCCCAGCACATTGCTGAAGTTGATCCCGTTGGCGAAATTGCATGTGAGCACCCCGTTATAGATACGGATCGTGTGTTCTGTCACGGTCTCGATGTCGAACACGCCCTGCACGTCCTTGTCCTCCGTCGGGGGCACATAGACCCCGGTGCTTTCCTTCGTTCCGCCCATCACCTGTATCATGTTGTCCGCGGACAGCTCGATGAGCGTGAACGTCCATGTCTTGGTTCCCGGTGTGGATTTGAGCACCGCGAACGGCGCGTTGCGTTTCTGCGCCGCCCAGATGCGGGTCTTGGAAGGCGAGTCGCCTCCGGGCTGCAGCCCGTCCTCGGATATCAGTCCGAGAGCCTTCCCGTTATACTTGAGAGCTTTCACGCCATAGATGGCGCCGGTATTCTTTTCTGGCATAATGATTCATGTTTTAATTGTTCCTTGATTTGTCTTTAAACCGCCGGAGTCCCCAGAAGAGAAGCAGGAGGACAAAACAGCACAACACCTTCGTCCTTGTCCGGTCCCAAAAAGAGGGAACCGGCTGTTTTTCCCCGGCCGTAGCCTCCTCTGACTCCAACCTCATATCCGAGGTCTCCCTTACGGTGATCTCCGGCCGGGCATGTGAGACGGCCGTGACGTTCACGCCGCCTTCCCCGTCCGACTCCACCCTCAGGTCCAGCCCCTCATGCTGCTCCGTCACGCCCATGCCGGCCGGAAGGCCGCCTATCGTCCGGAGGAGCTCGGGTTTCAGTGCCAGGCTCGTCAGAGTCGTCGGGGCCTTGCCGAAGATTATTTCCCCGGTTACGCTCCTCTGAAGAGAGCCCGAGCGGACGGCTGTTCGGCTCTCCCTGTTTGCTGCGCATCCAGACAACAGCAGGACAGCGGTCAGCATACTTGCACTGGTAACATTTACGCAGCGCCTGTTCCAGAACGATAATTTTCTCATTGACTTTTCGTATTTGGTCGCTTAAATGTAAAGTCGTCTCGGAGAGGTCGTCATACAACTGCTTGTATGTGCCCTCATTCTCCTTGACCGCACGGACCTTGACGAGCCTGCGGTCACGCCACCAGCCTATTGCCATGGCTATGCACCCCGTGGGGGCGAGCCATTGCTGGAGAAGTTCGAATACAGTGCCCCAGTCCATACGCATGTCATTTTTCAGATCATCTCCCAGCCGGCCTCTATGTCCGCCATGACGGCGGGCACGCCGTTTTCCACCCGGCTCATCGCGGCGGCCAGACGGCACATCGTCCCCTTGTCATCCACGTCAGGCTCGTAGGTAGTGGGAACCTGAAGCTCGCCGCATACACTTGAAAGGTAGGCACGGGTGTCGTTCTCCATGGACGGGGCGTAACGCCCGATCATAAGGGAGAGGGTCCTCAAACCGTGTTTCTTCCGGTAGTTCCTCAAGGTGATGAGCATGGCACGGTAGCCGTATCTCATGTCGGTGAACTGGAAGAACTCCTTGTCCGTCTGCACCGGGCGGAGACCCTTCCACCTGTCACCTGACAGGCGGAGGTTTCCGGGGTTATTGTTTCGTAGTCCTCTTGGTGTCGCCATAATCAAACCTCCAGATTTTCTGCAGACGCACTGACAGCAGCCTTGCTTTCCTGTCCGGCAAGATCGCTTGAAAGTGTTATTTCCTTCACATCCCCCTCAAACCATGACTTTCCGTCATAATAGAGGGATACAGTCTTGCCTGGCGCGACTTCCGTACTCTGCACGGTCGCTTTATGCTCAACCGATTTGTTGGACACGGACAGGCGCGCTCCCGCATGTACCGCGGCCGCCTCAATGGTATAGGTCTGGTCTGACGCGGGAGTCAGCTCGATGGCGTCATCCTGCGATTTCATTGTGATCGTGGTGTTGGACGTTGTGATGACATTCCCCTCACGCGCGTCCAGCATGACCACCTCCTCACCAAACGCCGTGTTCGTGTCCGCGGTCATGAGCATCTTGAAGAAGTAACGTTCTCCGGCATTGGTCAGCTTGTCGATCTGGATCACGTTGAAGTCGTTCTGCAGGTTGACCGCTCCCCAGAAGTTGGACTGTTCGGTCGGTGTAGCCACTGTTCCGATGATCAAGCCGTCCGGCCATGAGGATACGGTCTTGATCGTAGTTCCCTTGAAGCGCATGGCGCTGGTATCAGTCCAGTTCACGCCCTTTCCCTCGCGCAGGATAAGCTCGTCGTCATACCGGTCAGCATCGTCAACGGACATGATATACACAAAATTGGGATTGTTGCGGAGAACCTGGGGAGTTGCCTTGCGCACGCGCATCAGGCGTTCAATCATGGTGTCGTCTTTCGGGGAGTTCACACGGATTACCTCAGGATCTTCATAGACACGCATCAGAATGCCGTTGAACAGGTGCTCGTCATCCTCCTCATCATCGACATAGATGCCGTTGACGAAGTGGTATCCGAGTTCAAAATCCACCTGGTCGGACAAGGCTTTCAGAAGGACGTTCTGCACATTGGGGGGAAGCTCCCGGAATACCAGTTCCCCTTTGGGCTGGAACGGACGCCATATCTGCTCGAAAGAGCGGGGGTTGAACGTGGTAAAGGCCATGAAGTCTTTCGGTTCAAGCACCTTCTCCGAATAAATGAAATCCCCTTTGGAGTCCTTGTCCTCAGGCTGTTCCACGCGTTTGCGCAGCATCTTGTTCGTTTTCAGCCGGGGAATGGAGTATTTCTTCGTCACATCGGGCACGAGGTTGATCAGCCCCTTCTGTACCAGTTCGTTGCCCGTGGCCGCCTTGGTGAGTATCCTGTCGAGCACCTCACCGTCATAATTCGTATTCTTGATAGTTACAGCCATAATCTTTTCATTTTTTAATTAAAACCGTTCTTTTTTCGGATTTCTTTCCAATTGTCATTCCATCCGGATTTGTCCTGTAGCGGGGGGTCCGGAACATCATCCACGCTTTTTTTCTTCGCAAGCCCGTCGACAATCCTTCTCCCGTTCTCATAATCCTTCTCCAGCACCGCCTGATACGCGTCACGGTCGGATGGGGCGATACGCCCGTCCTGCATGGCGTCCTCGAGAAGATTCCTGATCTCGGCCTTTCTGGCCTTGCGCTCCTTCTCGACATATCCGTCCAGACTCGCCTTGAGCGTGTCACGTTCCTTTACCAGCGCGTCATACTGTCCCGCCTTGTTTTCAAGGGAGGAGAGCGTGCGCACTACGTCCTCATCCGTCGCACACGAGGCGAAGGATGGTCTCTTCTTCAATTCTTCATACATCATATTACCTGTATTTAATGTTTGATTGTCCAGCCGGGCCTGGAATGCGGCATAAACCTCCTGCGGTGTCCCGGCATCCACTCTCTCGCCGATATCATAGATACCGTCAATGAATCCCATCTCCCTGGCTTCCCTGGCGGTAATCCAATGGTCCTTCCCATCGAAATAGGCATCCTTTATCTCCTCACGGGTCTTCCCGGTCTTGGAAGCGTACATGTCCGCAAGCGTATCCTCCAGCGCCTCCAGCTGCTCGGCGACGGCTTTCATCTCCTCCTTGTTGCCGTAACATCCCCCGTAAGGGTTATGGAGCATCAGACGGGCGTACTGGCTCATATATACCGGTTTCCCGCACAGGGCGATGACACTGGCCATGCTTGCGGCAATACCGTCGATATAGATGGTTATATCCGCATCGCTGGCCCTGAGGGCGTTGAATATGGCCATGCCTGCATACACGCTCCCTCCCGGGGAGTTCACACGCACGTCTATGCTCCTGTACATGGAGGCGTATTCATACAGCTCGGAAACAATGTCCTTGTCGTTGATCCCGTCAAAACCGCCGATCTCCCCATACAGGAGGATGCAGGCGGTATCAGGGGAGGGTATCATGTTAAAGTATCGCTTTTTCATCGGTCGTCTTAAAATTACGGTGCAAATATGGAGAGTTTTTTTACTGCAATCAACACCCTTGGGGCATGATGCAACTTTACAACCGCATGATGACGTCACAAAACAGTGTCATAAATTCAATATATTGCAAATCAAATATTTAAATACGAATTTTGCCGTAAATAAAAAAAGATAGAAATGGCGGAACTGACTAGCAGGCAGAAAAAAGATTTTGCAAGGACTATTTACCTTAACGAAGAACTGACACACGCGGAGATTGCCGAGCGTGTGGGAGTAAAACGTCAGACTGTTTCCCGGTGGGCCGGTGAAGGCAATTGGGAACGGTACAAGGTATCCATCACCATGACACGGGAAGAACAGCTCAAGAACCTGTATCTCCAGCTTGCCGAGCTTAACAATGCCATCAACGGGAGACCCGAGGGGGAAAGATTCGCCAGCACGGCCGAATCGGACACCATAGCCAAAATAACCGGGTCCATCAAAAAGATGGAAACGGATGTGGGGCTGGCTGACATCCTTTCGGTTTTCAAAAGTTTTGTCAAGTGGCTGCGCACTTATGACATGGCACGCAGCAAGGAGATAGTCCCGCTGCTGGACGCCTATGTAAAATCCAAACTGTAAGGCTATGGCAAAACTCAGACTTACCCCCCGGGACAGGGCCGAACTGGCGGAATGGAACGACCTGGTGGCATCCGTCCGGGAGAGTTCGGACATTAACCCGTCCGACTCCACCGCTGAAATAGAGGACCGTAAGAAACGGCTGGAGGCGGATAATGAAGCGTGGTTCCGTTATTATTTCGCACAGTATTACACCTGCGAGCCGGCCGGTTTCCATAAAAAAGCGACACGGCGTCTTATGGGGCACGACCGCTGGTATGAGGTCAGGGCATGGTCGCGCGAGCTGGCCAAGTCGGCACGCGCCATGATGGAGATCATCAAGCTGGCGCTTACCCGGCAGGTACGCAATGTGCTGCTTATCTCGAACTCGCAGGACAACGCCGGACGCCTGCTGCTGCCCTTCATGGCCAATATGGAGGAAAACCAGCGCATCATCCAGGATTACGGCACACAAAAAAAACCGGGTTCCTGGGAAACAGGGGAATTTACATGCCAGTGCGGCTGTTCCTTCCGGGCTATCGGTGCCGGACAGTCGCCACGCGGTACCCGTAACAAGAACTTCCGTCCTGACTTTATCCTTATCGATGATATAGACACCGACGAGGAATGCCGGAATCCGGAACGTATCAAGGCCAAGTGGAAATGGCTTGAAGAGGCGTTGATTCCCACCATGTCCGTCTCAGGACGTTACAGGGTGCTGTTTAACGGAAACATCATTGCGGCGGACTGCTGCATCACACGTGCCATCGAAAAGGCTGCGGAACTCGGACAGAAAGGAATAGGATACGCGGACATTATCAATATCCGTGACAAGGACGGCGTCTCCTCATGGCCGGAAAAGAACTCCGAAGAGGATATAGACCTGTTCCTGTCGCTTATCAGCACCTCGTCGGCACAGAAGGAATTTTTCAACAATCCGGTCAGCGAAGGGAGCATATTCAAGAACCTTGTATTCGGGAAGGTCCCTCCTTTGAACAAATTCAGGTTCCTTGTCATTTACGGGGACCCGGCCCCAGGGGAGAGCAGGAGGAAACAGGCCAGTTTCAAGTCCGTCTGCCTGCTGGGCAAGCTCAAGGGAAAGCTGTATGTGATCAAGGCAAGGGTGTTCCGGGGTAAGAACGAGGACTTTATCGAGGCGTTCTTCGAACAGTACAAATATGTGGGAGGAAAGGCTTCCGTTTACGCCTATGTGGAGAACAACAAGCTGCAGGATCCCTTCTTCAAACAGGTTTTAAAGAAGCATCTGAACAGGCTGCGCAAGAAACACGGCATCCCGCTGAACATCATCCCCGACGAGGAACGCAAGACCGACAAGGCAACCCGTATCGAGGCCAACCTTGAGCCCATGGACCGTGACGGCAACCTCATATTCAACGAACAGGAGAAAGACTCCTCGGACATGAAGGAACTGGTTGACCAGTTCCGGATGTTCGAGCTCACCCTTCCGTATCCCGCGGACGGGCCGGACTGCGTGGAGGGAGGGAACAGGGCCATAGACAGGAAGGCGGGGAACATGGAGAAGCCGGTCATAATAGAAAGGGCGGCAATCCGCCGTTTAAACAAGTACAGGAGGTAAATGACATGTCTGAATTCATCAATCCGGATGACTACGATGCGAGCATCCACAGGGAGATCCTGGACAGCATCATCAGGGAAGACGAGTCCATAGTGGAGATATGCGAGGACCAGGCGGTGGCGCAGATGCGCTCCTACCTGTCCGCACGTTATGACTGTGACAGGATATTCTCCGCAAAGGGCAAGGAAAGGAACGCGCTCATACTCATGTTCGCCAAGGACATCACGCTCTATCATGTATGCAGCATCCACAACCCCCAGAAGTTCTCCCCCATACGCAAGGAACGTTATGACCGCGCGATGGAGTGGCTCAAGGCGGTCAGCAAGGTGGAGATCAGCATAGCCGACGCTCCCCTGCTGGACGAGGAGACGGCAAGGAACAACCTGCCCACCCAGATAAGAAGCAATCCCAAACGTGTAACACACTATTGAAATGGCAAGAAAAAAAGAAATATCCATAAGCGGCAACATGCCGCTGCCGGGCAGGAACACCCCGGGAACAGTCATCATCACCGCACCCAGGCTGTTCATGAAGGATATGGCGGACTACATGCAGGCCGTCAGGGGAGCGAACAATGTGGACTTCACACAGCGGACGAGGCTGTATGACCTCTATGAGGACATCCTTATGGACGGGCATACGGGAAGCGTCATAGAGAAGAGGAAATCGGCAGTGCAGTGCTCGCAGATCGAGTTCAGAAGGAACGGCGTTCCGGACGAGAGGATCAACACCCTGTTACGCTCCCCTTGGTTCTACCGGTTCATCGGGGACCTGATAGACTCGGATTTCTGGGGATTCTCCCTGTTCCAGTTCTATAAGGACGGGAGCGGATGGATGGACTACAGACTCGTTCCCAGAAAGAACTATGACCCGGTGCGGGGGCTGATAAAACACCGGCAGGAGGACACCACGGGGGAACCGCTGGAGAATTACCACACGATGCTCCTTGTCGGGGAGAAACGCTCCCTGGGAAGACTGGCAAGGATAGCCCCGTATGTCATATACAAGCGCAACGACATGGCCGACTGGGCACAGTTCTGCGAGATATTCGGAATGCCCATACGCGAGTATACCTACAGCGCCGGTGACGAGCAGGCCCGCGACCAGGCCGTGAAGGATATGGCCGAGCAGGGAGGTGCGGCGGTGTTCCTCCATCCGGAGGAAGCGCAGATGAAACTGATAGAAAGCGGCAACAAAAGCGGCAGCTCCGACCTGTACAGGACCCTGTACGACACATGCAATGACGAGATCAGCAAGATCGTGCTGGGAAACACGCTCACCACGCAGGCCTCGGAACGTGGCACGCAGGCACTGGGGACCGTACAGGAGAAGGGAGAGAAAAAACTGAACGAGGCGGACCGGATCCTGGTACTGAACACCCTGAACTATGACATGACCGATATCTTCACCGCTTTCGGGTACGACACACGGGGCGGGGAATTCTATTATGTCAAGCCCAAGGAAACCACCGCCGAGCAGGAGATAAACATCATATCCCGGATGCGCCAGATGGGAACCCCCGTATCGGATGAATACGTGTACGAGGCTACGGGAATCCCTAAACCGGACAACTATGACCGGCTCAAGGAAGAGACGGCCTTCGGAAACGGAAAGCCGGCAGACAACGGTGCACAGGAGAAAGAACAACCCTCTCCTGAAAGGAACAAGCGGAAGGAGGACGGTATTGTAAACCGTATCAGGTCTTTTTTCGTCGCCGCCCCGCGGAAAGGGGCTTTAAAATGGTAATGGACGACCTCTACGGGGAGCACTGCCGCCGTTGTCACGGCCATGCGGATTCCCGCATGCAGGGGGCGGCCGTTTCGTTTGAGTTCACAAGGGAGCTGATGGCGAAAGTGCTGAGGGATATATTCTACCGGACGTTTGATGTAAGAACGGAAATAGACGAGGATCTGTTCCTGGCTACGGTCAGAACTTTCGGCCGTGCGGCGGAGGAAGGATTCGGTCAAAGCGACAATGACAGGCTGGAGGAAGTGTTCCTGGAGCAGACACGCGACAACCTCGATGTGTTCTCCGCTTTCCGCACCCACCGGATGCAGAACGACATTGCCTCGCAACTGCTGGACGAAAAGGGAAGACTGAAACCTTTTTCCCGGTTCCAGGAAGACGTGCAGGCGATTATCGGCACATACAATACGGCTTGGCTCGAAACCGAGTACGATACGGCGGTACTGCGTGCCCGCCAGGCGGCTGACTGGAAGCTGTTCGACAGGGATGCGGACATCCTTCCGAACCTGCGGTGGCTTCCCACCACCAGCGCGGAACCCGATCCCGTACATGCCCAGTTCTGGGGGATTGACCTGACTTTGCCCAAAGGACATAGGTTTTGGAAAAGCCACCGCCCCGGAGACCGGTGGAACTGCAAATGCTCGCTGGAGCAGACGGACGACAAGCCGACGCCCGGGTATGATGTGCCGTTATCGGACTATCGGCCCTCACCAGGGCTGGACAACAACCCGGAGGAGGACGGAAAGCTGTTCAGCGACACGCATCCCTATATCGCCCATGCGTATCCTTCGGCTGAAAAAACCGTAAGGGACTTTATGGAAAGGAGAAAAAAATGAATGTGAATGACGCCGTCAGGGAACTCCGCAGAAAGGAGAAGGAAATCCGGAAGGCCTTCAGCAGGACGCTGCCCCGCAGGATCGGGGCAAAAGCGGTGAACCTTGTAAACAGGAATTTCCGCGAGGGAGGTTTTTATGACGGAGGGCTGCATCCCTGGAAGAGAACAAGGAGACAGGATTCCGCCAAGGGGGCGGCGGGCGCATACAGTCCCCTGCTAAGCCGGCGTAACCGCCTGTCCCGAAGTTCGGAGTATGTGGCGGAGCCTTACAAGGTGACGATACGGAATGCCGTGGAATATGCGGGAATCCACAACTACGGGGGACGCATGACCACACATCCGAGAGTGACCGCCAAGATGCGGAAGATGGCATGGAGGATGTACTTCAAGGAAGCGGGCATCACCAGAAGGATGGGGAAAAAGGCCCGCAGGCAGAAGGCAGAGGCAGCACCGCCCGAAGCCCTGAAATGGAAGGCGATGGCCCTGACAAGGAAACAGAGGCTTGACGTTAAGGCGGACATGCCCCGGCGACAGTTCATCGGACCAAGCCGGGAGCTGCGTGAAATGACGAGAAAGGAAACGGAAAAGGAAATAACCAATATATTGTTAAAATGACATGGAAACTTTATTCAATGACATTCAGAAAAGAATAGCCGACAACATAGCATGGCTGAACAAACAGGTGGACGAGGATTACGGGCAGCTGGACATGCTCTACCGTGACGACGGAGACTCCGAAACCTATCCGATGGTATTCCCCATGGTGCTGGTTGACACGCCCGAGGTGGAATGGCAGACACTGGGAGGGGCGGGCGGATACATGCAGAAAGGGACGGTATCGGTCATTGTCAGGCTGGCTGTTGACTGCTATGATGACACGCATTACACCAGCGGCACGGCGGACAAGGCCGCCGGAAGAATGGAACGGATGAAAGAGGTGGACGCGCTTCTGCAGATGTACAAACCTGAATGCTGCCAGACACCGCTTGTGAGGAAAAGAAGCAGGTTCCACACGATGCCCAGGGGGATAAAGGTCTATGAGACACACTATGAATGTACCGTGTGGGATAATGCGGTCAGTCGGTAAAAAGGGAGAGCTGGGCGGCGGTAAGACGGGGCTTCTTTATTTTGGGGACCGGCTTGACATCGATATCCTTCAGTCTGTTGCAGTTTGAACGGATGATGGCCATGATGCGGTCCACGCTGATGAAGAACTCCTTCTCGGAAAGGATCTTCAACGCGTCGTCAAAACGAAGACGCTGGATTTCCGTCCAATAATAATAGCGGCGCAACAGTGCCTCGTTACGCTTCATGATCAGTTCCGAACTGCGACCTCTTGACATACCCTGAAAACTTGTTTTGATGATAACACCTGATACCTGTATGACAAAGGTAGTGATTATGAAATAAATATGCAACAAAGGGAGGGTTAATAATAAAAAAGCCCTCAACGCTTCCGTTTTAAATTACCACATAAAAAACGAAAAAGATAGCGCAATCATCCACACGCTGAGGGCTAATGTCCTTAACGTGAATAATTGCGCTATGTTTTATGTGGTGCACAAAAGTAATAATAAAAATTGGAAGTTTATGTGCAAGAGCGAAATTTTCTTCAACCTGCTCGGTCTGACCGAGCGTGAAACGGAAGTGCCGAAGGAACGGATACTGGGCGATTTCAGGGACATGGAGTCCACGGACGCCAGATATGTGCTTGTCAGGCTGCTCTCGGAAGCCGGCCTGTATCCCGACCAGATAGCGGGGATGACCAACCGAACGGCACGGGGGATACGGCGCCTGCTGGCGCGGAACATCACCTCGCCGATGATCGGAATATATCTGGAACAAATAAGGAAACACATCAGAACAGGACGCTCGACGGAGTGCGTGTAGTTGAGTATGTTTGCACCACGGTCGGATTAGTGACCGGAACTACAAAATACAAATACAACTATGAGTGAATCAAGAACTTTTGTGTTCCCCGAGAACGGGAACTCCGGAGGCGGCACCAACGGCATACTGGCCATGCTTCCGGCGCTGATGCAACAGCGCGGTGTGGATCCGAACATCCTGGCGCTGATGGGAAACGGCAACAGCCGTAACGGCAACGGCTGGGGTGACGATCTGTTCGCCATCCTGCTTCTGTTCATCCTGATGGGATGGGGAGGCATGGGAGGCTTCGGCGGCGCCCGTGGCGGAATGATGGGCAACGGACAGGGCGGCGTGGTCCCCTTCGTGCAGAACGACGCGAACACCGCCGTGATCATGCAGGCCGTACAACGCAACGGATACGACATCCAGAGCCTGGCCACCGCGTTGAACACCTCTTCCGATGCCGTACAGGCCGCCATAAACGGTCTTGGCATGCAGATATGCAACATCGGCAACCAGATGGGCATGAACACCAACCAGATCGTCACCGCGATCATGCAAGGCAATAATGCCATCCAGTCGCAGATCTTCCAGTGTTGCTGCCAGACAAACGAGAACATTACCAAAATGGGCTACGAGAACCAGCTGTCCGTCTGCAACCAGACAAACACCCTGGTGAACACGGCCAACCAGAACACGCTCGCATTGCGTGACGCAGGCACGGCCAACACCGACGCCATCATCAGCAAGCTGGACGCCATGCAGAACCAGGCGCTGCTTGACAAGATCGACACGTTGCGAGAAAGAAACAGCACGCTCGTCAACCAGCTCTCGCAGGAGCACCAGAACGCGTATTTCGCACAGGTGTCCGCACAGACCATCGCGCCTGTCAATGCCGCGCTGGGTGATCTGAGCGCCCGTCTGGCGAAGATTGAGTGCAACCAGCCCGAAGTGGCCAAGGTGCCGTACAGCCCGGTTGTGGGAATCCCCACCTGTGTGGCGGCCCAATATGGTCTTGGATACGGCTTCGGTTTCGGGGCGGGTAACGGTTTCTGGGGTTGACCCGGAGAAAGGAGGTAATCATGCCATTTCCTTTTCAATTCGTTAACAGACGCGGATCGGCCGCAATAGTCACATCCGGAGTGAATGTCACCGCCGACAATGTGGTGTTCTCCTTCCCGAACCATTCATTCGTGAATGCCTGGTACAGGGGCACCATCTACATTGACCTGGCGCAGGCCGTTCCCACAGGAACAACCGGGACGCTGCCGGTCCTGTTCGAGACAAACGGGGTGACACAGGCCGTGACCAAGTACAACGGGGAAGCGCTGACGGCGGCCGACATCCCCGGTACGGGAGTGTTCGAGTTCTGGTTCGACAGGACGACAAACACCCTGCAGATAATGACCGGAGTAGTTTAAGAACACGGAGGGAGGAATCCCTCCATTTAAAGAGAAACAATTATGCCTTTCCAGAATTTAAGAGTCAACAGCCAGTTTTACATACTCCATAAGGACGGGACGCCTTATGTGGAGGTCGGTGCCATTGCGGGAGTATCCAACCCGGTCCCGGACGGGACACAGCCGGTGATGTTCGGCCAGCCGATGAAGATGGTGGTGGACATCACCGTCAAGGTCGGCGAACAGACCGTCACGTTCCAGAAGATACCAGCGGGGGCGGACATCGCCGACGCGAATTTCCCCGGAGGCGGGAACATGGTCATATCCGGGTCAAGGGAGTCGATGAACTCCGAGGTGGCGGCCATGAGGAACAGGTCCGCGGAGATACTCAGGAGCATAGACCACCACCGTGCCATAGTGGACGCCTGCGGCAAGATGATGGAGATCCTGAATCCCGAGTTTGCCGAAAGGCAGAGACAGGAGGCGGAAAACAAGGCTCTCAGGGAGGAGATATCCGAGCTGAAGGCCATGATGGCCGAACTGCTTAAACCCGCGGAAAGGCCCAGTACGAACAATCCTAAAAAACAACAAGTATGATGATGATCGAGATAGAAGACAGCAAGGTCGAGAGAATGTCCGGTTATGCCGAAAAAATGCTCAAGTATGGCGGCAAGCTCATGCAGTGCATTGAGGAACTCTCGGAAGGGAGCGGCATGGGACAGCGCGACGACGGCTACGATGACTATGACGAGTATGACGACATGGGACAACGTGGCGGTTATGGAAACCGTGGCGGATACGGCGGAGGATACGGGAACCGTTATGGCGGCGGCTCGATGGGCCAGCGCCGCGGAGTGCCCGGAACAGGACGCTATTCAAGATACCGTTAGTTTAACCCGCCGGGACGGAGGATTCCCCCCGTCCCGGCTAACAAGAAGACCATGAACAGGACAAAGGAACCTCTGGACATATATGATGACCGGCCAAAGGAGATGACGGCGTATCTCCGGCACAATGGCTGGCACTTCAACAAGAAGCTGTGCGACTTCGCCGTGTCACTCATGCGCAGGATGAACCCGGCAACCGGAAAAAGCGAGAAGATCGAACCCATGACCAAGGACAAGGTGGACGAGCTTCTGGCCAAGAACGGGGTCAGGGTGGAGAACAACACATTATATGACTATGTATACGTGGCCAACCAGGCAAAAGCGGACTGTTTCAAGTCCTCCATTGCCGACGAGCCCCATCTGGCACTCTACGTCAAGGATATCATAGATGACCATGACGCTCCGGAAGGCATGGTCATGTGCATGTGGTATGCGAAAATGACAAGGGCCGGGGAACCGGTGGAATGGGACGAGATGTTATGATCCGCCAGCGGTTTGACATAGAGGAGTACGGATGGAAGGTGGAGGTCTACTATGCCGTGGACTGTTACTACACCGACGAGATCATGGGCAGGCTCTATGACATAGGCTGCCGCGGGGATGATCTGGAAACGGCGTACAGGAACCTGTCCTCCGGCAAACCGGATACCGGACTCACCTATTCCAACTACGGCACAAGGCAGACGGTCATGGTGATAGGGACCACATCGTCGCCCGCCGAGTTCCAGAACTCCTATGACCACGAAAGGAAGCACCTGGAAGCGCACATGGCAAAGGCGCTGGGGATCGACCCGTGGGGCGAGGAGATATGTTACCTGTCCGGCAATATAGGACAGAAGATGTTCGACAAGGCCAGGTTGCTGCTGTGTGATTGTGAATGTTGTAAGAAACAGATAAAGGAACTTATATGAAAAAGAAAGAAATCAGGAAAGCGCTGGAAGGCGGCACGCCGTTCTCAAGCCTGTACTCCCTTCTCCCCTCCGGGCAGAAGGAGAAATTCAAACAGTTCGCCGCGGCATTCGGATTCACGGAGCGGCAGGTCAGGGAAAGACTGCGGAAAGAAACACGATAACTTCTCATTGACAACGGGCGCCCCGCATATTATTGTATGCCGCAGGGCGCCCGTTCTGTTTTTATCCTTCAGTTAATCTTTCCTCAAACTCCGCAATGATACAGTCTGCGTCACCACCATGCACCCAGTTATCCAAAACAGAGGAAAGAACTTCGATGGCTTTCCGTTTCATTTCTTCCTCTGCCATTGCAACGGCTTTAAGAGCACTTTCTTTTGTGATACCGGGAAGTTGGGATTGACTACCAAAAAAACTCTTGATTTCAATATATTCTTCTGATTTACTCATTTTTAAATTGTTTTGAATTATTTTTTTATAACTACCGCCATTGTACTAATAGAAGTGCCACTCTCTTTAAACTCGCCTGCGCTGATTTCAAACACTTCTCCATGTACTTCTTTCAGCCAGTTACGGAAATCAATACATTTCTTTTCCGAAGCTAATTTCCAGTGTTGGCTGGTTATTGCCACAAGGGTTCCACCTTGTTCCAAACGTTCATACATAAGCTTTACATGAGCTATATCCTGATTACCGGAAAATGGAGGATTGGCAATAATCTTAGTGTAATGCCCTACACTGTCTTTCGTAAAATCTTCATCAAGCAGTATTACGTTGCTAAGGGTGTGAAGAAATTCTCTGTTTTCCGGCATCAGCTCATAACATTCAACCATTACAGTAGGACAAGCTCGGTGGATTGCTTTAATAAGCGCGCCACGCCCGGCACTCGGCTCCAGTACCGTATCATCCTCATGTATCCCTCCGGCAAGCATAACCAGCCAGTCGGCAACATCGGCCGGAGTTTCAAAAAACTGGTAATCCTGCTGTAAGTTGTACCGTTTACCCTCTTTCAGTATGGAAAACACACGTTCCGGATTAAACGGAAATGTGAAACCCTGTATCTTCCCACCTTGCCATGAGCCGCCGGCTTCTTCTATCCACTTCTTTGCTTCGGCATAAGATTTTTTATTGAATTGAACTTGAGGAAGTTTGAGGATATTGTTCTCAAGAGTACAATGTTTCAGTATTTCTTCTACATTCCATTTTTTACCTTCGTCAGCCTGTTTCTTCTTTTCCCCAACCGGGGCGTCAGGTGCTAACAGTGAGGAAATTTTTTGAACAACCGTATTGCTCGCATTCACGAAGGTATTGACACAGGATAGCGCTTCGATCAAGAAATCGGTGTCAACATGCCCGGTATCGTCATAGATGTCTATCCCTTCGGTCATGGATGACAGTTCATTGAGCTGCGCAACACTACCATGTAACGTTTCGATTAAAATCTTTTTTTTGTTCGTCATAACTTTTCTGCAAATAAATTCTTGTTGTGTCTACACTCCCATGACCTAAAAGGTCAGCCAGTTGAATAACATCTTTGTTTTTTTTCAGGAACATTTTAGCGAAAAAATGACGAAAGGCGTGGGCGTGCATCTTCCTTGAATCAATACCGCAATGTTTTCCCCATGCTTTCAAGTGCTGGGAAAAGCCCCGCTGTGTGATCGGACCGAATCTCCCTACTGCGAAAATCCCGGTCTTACCATGTTCCTTAGCATAAGCCTTCGCTTCTTGCTGCAATTGCTTTTGAAAGAAAAAACGTCTGTACTTGTTACCTTTACCTTTCAATGTAACCTCACCACTAATTATATCCTCCCATGTAAATCGTTGAAATTCCGACAGACGGGCGCCCGTTGTACCCAAAACCTTAATAAAGAAATAGTAATCCTTATTGTTTTTTGCCTTGAGATATTCCAACAGCCGGTTATATTCCTCCTCGGTCGGCACATTGTTCACATCAAGTTTGCGCTTTATTTTGGGGCGCTTCAGTTCTATAGGCTTCTTCAGCCATTTAGAGAATCTTTCGATTGCTGTAATCCGCAAACGGATGGTAGCGGGAGATAATTTTTCTTCTTCAAGACTTTTTATAAACCTCCTGCAATTATCCATGTTTACCTCATTGGCGTATTCGAAATACTTCTTCATGGATGTGTAATATATATCAACTGTATGAGAAGAGTAATCATTGTTATCAGTCAACCATATTATGAAATCATGGAGTAGTTTCTTATTTTTCTCTGAAATGACGTCAAGCTTTTCCAAAGGTTTCACCGCCTTTTCCCTTTTTCCATATCCGATGTTGAGATAGGATAATAGATCGCATATCGCTGAACACATTAGCGAATGACGCACCATGACATCTGCATTTTCACGCTTGTAATTCAAATAACCACGGCGGTTCACTTCTTTGGTCATCTCTAAAAAATCCGTGACATGCTTGATATATTTCCCGACAGTATCATAAGTCCTTCCTGTCGTGTATATGTAAGAAATATAATCAGTTAATATCTTCTGCCTGTCATTATTCATAATCTTGTTTAATTAAATTATACCAATCATTGCTATCTTCAAAAAAACATCTGTATCCATTAGCCGTATGTTTGCCTCTCACTTTCCGACATATAGCACTGATCAGAGAAGGAGCCACGCCAATCATCTTACCAGCCATTTGTATCGAAGGGAATACTCCACATAATTTCTCATCCTTTATCAAAACAACGCTCTTTTTATTCATGCCTGCACCAGTCTTATGCCAAGCCCCACGTCCTTTAGACAGATTTTTTATACTTCTGGCCTTGGAACGTTTTGAATGATAAACCATTTTACGACCCTTGTTGCGAGAAACACAACCCTTTAAAAATCGTCCGGTAATAAAGTCTCTCTCAAATCGCTCAGGCGGTATATATAATTCACTCATATCTGTTCCTGTTTTGAGTATTAATTTTTTTCAATGAAAGTATTGGTTGTATTCAACACTCCGGCTGAATCTTGACTTTTGCCATCTCTTATGAAGATTCCTTCTTCTTTCAGCCTTTCATAATCGATTTTATTCATAAGAATAACACTCGCATTGCCATCTATATACAGTTTGCATTGCATTAATTGAGTTCCTTTTACTTCCTCAATTACGTCTATTTGCATTGTTCTTTTTTTACTCATATCTTTTTTCATAATTCGTCAAACTCTTTTTGTAATTCTTTTATCTTACTATCCAAAGCATACATATAGCACTGAAGGAAATTCTTACCAAAAATTTCTTCCTTTAATGGTACATCATTGTGCATTCTGTTGTATGTAAATATCAATCCACCACCATATTTTATGTTAGAATTTTCAAGTGCCATCTTATGATCTTTGTATTCCTCTATTTTATTGTTGATTTCTATTGCTTTGTTGAATTTATCTTTATCCATATTTCTCCTTTCCATCTATCCTAGCAGCATATACATTGCTATTAGGAATAGATAATAAATTGTTGTTTTACTCATTTCTATATCGTTATTAGTTAATTACCAATCTCCACCATCATTTAATATGCCATCAATAGTAGTTACACTATTTTCAATGTTGCTGCCTCCATATTGCGTAAATTCCGGTGTAGGATTATAGTCTGTATCTCCATGCATCATTACATGAAGTGAACCACTGGCTGAATACAGCCAAAGGCGTTTACCGTCCTTTTCCCACTTTTTTGCAAGTCGTTTCAAAGAGTCAATTAACTTATCTTCTTCGGGAGTACATTCTATCCCAGCTTCTGTTTTATATTTGCTCATATCTTTTTCTTTTACTCTATTCGATTTAAAATTTCTTTCTGTATAACCTCCTTCGCATTAAAGTGAAAGAGTCCCTTTTTCAACCGTCTAACGTCCTGCATTGGTATTTCATTGATGTAGAAGTAAAAAGCTTCATACGGATCACTGAAATTCTTAGCAAGCGCATTATTAGGTTTATTGTTCATGTATCGTTCAATGGCGACAATCGTTCTTCGGGCATAACCGGGAAACATCTTAAACTCTCTCTGCATCTGCTTGTATCCGGCAAGGGGGCAACCAACACAGCCATGCCGAGAAAGATTATAGGGTGCATCGTAATACTTAGAATATGGAAGCCCATATTTTCGGATGTAGTTCCAAACATCGGCTTCTGACCAGTTAAGGATTGGAAGAATATGTTTCGCTCCTTTCATCCACTTACGTACATCGCATTGTTCCGGCTCATATAATGCCCGTGATTTGCTTTCTTCTGCCCTCATTCCCTCGATTGTACGCTGACCGATACCATATTGCTCCTTCAATTTTTCACAGCAAAAACGCCTCATTCTGCCGGGTAGTCCTTTGCTTTCAACCAACTGAAAGAATGATTTCTTTGGATGAAGTATTTGAACCTGTGAATAGTTCTTCTTTATGAAACTGATTGTACCAGGCGGATCAACGGTAGTATTTGCATAAGAAGCATTATACTTTATACCGGAACGCTCTGCAAGGTCGAAAATAACAACGCTATCTTTACCGCCAGAAAAGCCTAAACACATAGGATCGTCACGTTCCATGCTGCGAAGGAAGTCTATTGCTTGCTGCTCTTTCTTGTTCATTTCTAAATTGTTTTGAACCATTTTCCTGATGTCAGGTAAATGGTAATTATTCGCAATTAAATTCTAATTGCTCTATCAGTTAACTGTTAATCAACTTCCACTAACTCACCGTTTTCCAGTCTATACCATGTATCAGCCTTGACAACCTCACCATCAACTACTACAGCCTTCCAATCAACAATATCATACGTATCATCCCTTTCCTCAGCTATGACCAAAATTGCACCTATTCCGCCTTTTACCTGAACATTTTCTCCTCTTGCTACTGACAAACCATTATATCCTGTTGAAGCCTTCCCTCTTGCCGTGGCAGCACCTCCATCACCAGCCGTGGCAGCACCTCTATCACCAGCCATGGCAACACCTCTATAACCAGCCATGGCAACACCTCTATAACCAGCCGTGGCAACACCTCTATAACCAGCCGTGGCAACACCTCTATAACCAGCCATGGCAACACCTCTATAACCAGCCGTGGCAGCACCTCTATCACCAGCCATGGCAACACCTCCATCACCAGCCGTGGCAGCACCACAATCACCAGCCGTGGCAGCACCTCCATCACCAGCCGTGGCAGCACCTCTATCACCAGCCGTGGCAGCACCACAATCACCAGCCGTGGCAGCACCTCCATCACCAGCCGTGGCAGCACCTCTATCACCAGCCGTGGCAGCACCACAATTACCAGCCATGGCAACACCTCTATAACCAGCCGTGGCAGCACCTCTATCACCAGCCGTGGCAACACCACAATTACCAGCCGTGGCAGCACCTCTATCACCAGCCGTGGCAACACCTCTATAACCAGTCATAGCAGGTTTTCCCGGTTCCGCATTATACTCGTTAGTACAGCGTTCCTTGACATAAGATACAGCTGCTTTCACAAGCCCCCTTATATCAAGCTCAGCACCTATTCTTATTTTTGAAGAACAAACCTTGTCACTTTCTGAATCGTCTATTTTACCACTCTGCTCAACCTCACAAAACCTTGACCCGGCTGGCGCATAGCAACCAAAAACATCCAGAGGATAAGGACACGCATGAAAACCTTTCTCGCATGCCTTTATGTCGCCTGTTTCTTCATACTCCTTACCTACCTCATACTTAAATCCTCTACAAGATAAATCTTTATCAAATGCTTTATAAGCCTTTATTTTCTGTTCCATGATATTTTTTATTTTTCGTTATTTTGATATTTCGATAATTCCACGTCTCTCACATTCCTCAAGCAATTCCATATCCTCCTTACTGATGAATGCGCCTGTCCTTCGGTTTACACCCACATAAGGCTCAAACCCGGACCGTGCGGGAACCGTCACCTGCAGTGCTGCTAGACACCTCCCGTTCCGCATCCGGCCAGCCTTGCAATGATCGGGCGGAACTTTTCCTTTCTCAATCTCACATCATAATACGCGGTTGTCGCCCTGCATCTGGATATCTTCAGGAAGGAGGCTATCTCACGGAACAGATACCCTTCCTCATACGCCATATAGCAGAACAGCATCCTTGAATCGGATATGTTCCTGGATATCATCCGGGACAGGATCATCTCCTGCGAGACGCCCATCATTCCGGAGATCTCGTCCAGCATAAGCTGCATCGGTTTCTTTTTCTTGTTGTCTTTTCTCAGGTTCATAAGATTGTTTTTAAAAGGTTCTTAAATCTGTTTTAAAAGCACCGGCTCCTTATGCGGTGCCAGATGGTTCTTTTCCTGAAACTCTGCGGACGGAACGCCCTGTCACGCTTATGCCAGCCCTCCCGGCACCGGAGTCTTGATTCATCCAGTATATCCTCCATCGCGGATTTGAGACTCTCCAATTTTTCCACGGAGAGCAGCAGGTACTCATTCATTCCGTCCTTTTCCATACATCGCGAGATTTGGGGATTCGGGATCATAAGGCTCCACGGTGGTAAGGGTTACGGAGGATACGACCACGCGTCCGCTCCCCTTGCAGGCGGGACAGGCAACGGTATGTACGGTGTCCGCCAGCTCGTCCAGGTTCTCAAGAAAGCCCCGGCCGCAGCATGTGCGGCACAGGACTACATGGGGATGGTCAAACTTCCTTCTTATCATCACCGGGAAATTCAGGTTTCACATCAGCAGTGTAGGGATAGACATCCATAATGGCGGTCTCGGCCACCGAGCCGATGACATAGTCCGCCAGCGTGCCCTTCATCCCCTCGTCCAGCTTCTTTACGGCATCGCGAAGGTCGGAGGCCTGCACCAGTACGGTAGTGGGGGTCTTTTTCTCCGCTCCGCTTTTTTCGTCCAGCGTGATAAAGAACAGCTTACACTTGAACCAGAGGTCGGCCGCATCTTCCTCAGATGGGAACAGTTCGCTGTAACCGGCGCGTTTGACGCCCGAGACGGTAAATTCACCGTTGATATACGGGTTCATTTCTTCAATAATACGGGCTTCCGCTTCCGTGAAGCTCAGCGCGTCGACCAGATAGGCTTCCGTTACTTTCCTGTTCATGCCGTTCTCCGCCACCTTCTCGTAGCGGATGGAACATTCAAACCAATTGTGCATCATAATTTACATCTTGTTAAATGAGGGTTCTATTCTTTTCCATTGATTGTTTCCGTCCTTTTCCTCGAAGTAGAAGCGGATCACCGTGCCTTCCACCACGTTGCTCTCACGGAAGAGCTGCATGATTTCCGAATATTCGGGGTCGTTGAAGTCGTCCTCGAGCTCGTACAGGCGGGAGATGGACTTGTAGTCAAGATCCCCGGCCTCGTTGCGCTGGAGCAGCGACATGGCCAGCTTGTACATGGGGTTGCGCCCGTCATCACCCTTCTTGCCGATCCATGCGTTCAGGTAGTCCACAAGGCGTTTCTCTGCCACGTCAGCCCTCTCGTCGAAGCCCTTGACCCGGTTCCCCTTGACGGAAACCTTGAAGGTGTCGTTCTTCACCTCGAACCCGAGCTGCTCGTCACGTTTCAGACCGCCGTACTCCTTCAGCTGGTCATAGTAGGCGGTGGCCTCCTTACGGAGCCATTCCTTGAACTCCTGACCGTCCTTGATATACTTGCGGAGCTTCCTCTCCACAGAGGCGAGGAATCTGGCACGCAGCTTCTGGTAGTTCTTCTTTCGATCCCCGTCCTTTCTTTTCTTTTCGACCTGCAGCTTGCTTAGCAGGGCCTCACGTTCCTTTTCAGATAAATTCTTGATATCCATATCTGTTCTTATTTATTGGTGAATAAATTCCTGAATAAATCAGGGTCGATTATCTCCTTGTTGCAATCAACGTTCTGTTCTATGGCTGTCTGGCATTCCCAGCAGAGATGGTTCACGGTCATGTGGTTGTTGTATTCACAGAACACCTTCCCGCACAGCCCGCACCGGGCGAACATCGGCTGCACGGTGTCCGCATCCTCCCGGCAGATGTCCAGCCCTTTGGCGTGGCAATCGGCACACATGTCAGCACATTCCTTTTCGAATTTCGTCTTTTCCATTATTGTTATTGTTTTCATTGTTGTCATCTTCTTCATATTCCAATACCAGCATTGCCAACAGCCCCATCAAAGCAAACGCCCTTTTTACAGGTTCGTCTTCGATGATCACAGCCAGGACACCTAACAAGATCACTACCCTGTGTAACAGGTTAAAGATTCTTCTCATACCTCCTCCTTCCGTCTTATGGCCTTAAGCTGTTTCAGTGTGGCCTTCAGTTCCTCCAGGTTCTGGCTTGACACCGGCTTCCTGCATCCTCCGTGGCTCTTCAGGAAGGAGGTGATCTTCGCCTTGTTCATCTCAACCTCCACGGGATTGTCGCTGCGGTAGCTCCTGTTGAGAAAACCGATGTCCATTGACACGGCGTAAATGGCCTTGACCAGTGCCAGTTTCTCCCGTCTTTCCGGATCCTTTCTCCCGTCGGGATCGAGCAGCGTCCCGATCAGCCTTGCGGCCTCGCTTTTGCACAACTCCGCGGACGTCGTTGTCCGTCCGCCGCTGAACTGCCGGACAAGATGCCTGTATTCATCCTCGTCCAGTCCGAACTGCCGTCTGAGGCGGTGTATGCACCGCTTCTGGGCATTTGTCGCGGGTAATTCAATTGTCTTGTTCATTGCTATTGCTGTTAAATGGTTCGTCACTGTTCCTGAGCCAGCATCTCTCATAGCCCTCCTTCCAGACCACATAGAATCCTTTCGGACCGGGAACACCACGGCTCATATACCGGGCGCAGAACCCGTTCACCTCTATGCGGGAGAAGCAGTCCCTCTTGACTCTGTAGGCCACCGTGCCTTGCACCTCCTTCCCCTCCACATGGGAGATGTATACGAATATCTTCTTCCTGTATTTCTTCCTGAGCTCGACCAGCTGTTTGGCGGTGACGTCCATCTCGCCTTCAAGACTCTGCAGGGAGTCGATGATGACCACGTCCGGGGATCTCTGTTTCCCGAGGAATTCGTCAAACTCCTCGAAAGTGGGGACCTCGTCCCAGAACAGCATCCCGCTCCTTGACGAATTCATGAATCCGAGCAGGGAGTCCCTGAAATCGGACTCGACACCCATTTCAAGGGAAATGAACAGCACCTTGTAGCCGATACGGTCAAACTCCCTGGCCAGCTGGAAGGTGAAGGAGGTCTTTCCCTGTCCGGACTTGCCGTATACGATCCACGCCCCGGACTTCTGCCTCTTTCCAAAGGCATCCATGAAATCCTTGGAAAAGGGGATGTATTCGTATTTTTTGTTCAATATGTTGTCAAACGACAATGACCTGATCATAAGCCAGCTCCTCCGTTGCTGATTTCCTGTCTGATTACCACATTGTCTATCATTCCCGAAAGCTCGCGCAGGTCATCGGCGAACAATACCTGGCGGGGATCGTCCTCACGCGGCTGCTTCTTGACCTTGGGAAGTTTTCCCCATATCTCTTCCGCCGTCTCCCTGTCCTGCACGCCGTTGGCCATACAGATGGCGATGACATCCTTTTTGGTAGCGCCCAGAAGGGTGATGTAATTGCGGCCGAAACGCCCGTCTATCTCGTCATACCCTTCGATACGTCCCACATACCGCCTGATATTGCGCTCCAGCGTTTCCGTGCCGGCCACCAGACACCCCATGCGCCCCAGCGTGTCATCATACAGGGGAATAAGCGTGCACATGGCCGAATGCGTGAGCTTGCCGGCATCATCTATCAGCAGGACAGGCTTATAGGAGGACAGGGAATTCATGTGCGCGATGCACAGGTCCAGCAGGCTGTCATTATCCATATAGCGCGTCACATTCTCTCCCATGGCCTGTGCCAGTTTGGTAAGGAACTTGCGGCTGCTCCATTTGCGGCACTTGATATATACAACCCCCTTGTCACCGCACAGATTGTACAGGTCAATCAGAGACTGGGTCTTTCCGCTTCCGCTGCGGCTGCTGATACATACCCATTTGCTCTTTCCCCTGGCAACCTCGAACGCCCGCTTCACCTGCCGGTAAGAGGTTACGGTATCAACCACATTGCGGGAATTCTCATAGTAATAAAGGCCTGTGGCGATCCTGACCGCCAGGTTGTCGTCATTCGCGCCGTACTTGCCGGAACGGAACTGTGACATCGCCGCATCGGACACGCCGCAGCGACGGGCCAGTTCTGAAGGTTTTGAACCACGTTCTATCAAATTCTCTATGTACTGTTTCAATGCTTCCTTATCCATAATTATGCTGTTTTTAAAGTGTTATTAAATCATCTTGAAAAATTCATGTCGGCGTCGTCCCATTCGTAATCGTCATCCACAAGAGGGGACGGAACCCTGAGAGGTCCGGGCGCAATCTCTTCAAAATCCACGTCCTCCACCGTCTGGCCGCGCGCCTCGTACTTGCGGTCCTTGTGCCGTCCCCGGCTGTCGGTGAGCAGGGCGCGGTCCAGCAGGCTGTTGCTCTTGAGAAGCGGGTTCCGCTCCTGCATGGCGGTTATCACCTCGTCCACCTGCTCCTGTCTGGCCACATACCGCCGCTCGAACTGCCGGTTGAACTCGTCCACCTTCCTGCGGTGCTCGAAATGTTCGGGTTTCTGGTCGATCAGGGCCATCGGTGTCTTCATGTCACGCTGCAGGAGGAATTTCAGGTCCCCCGTTTCCTTTGCCAGCCGGTGCCCTTTGGTGGATTCGGCATTGACGATGAGCACCTGCGACAGATCGTCGGGATCGTAGTGCACGGACCAGTCCTCGTGGAAATGGTTGCGCAGCTCCATGTCGAAACTCTCGTAATTGATCCTCTCCCCGAAGAGCTCGATCAGCAGGCCCTTGCCGGTGAGCCGGTTGGTGCGCCCCGTCGTGTCGCCCATAAGAAACAGGTACTCCTCGTCGCAGAACGGCATCCGGCGTTCCATGGGGGTGCGTTCCCATGCGGCCATGTACGCCTCCAGCTTCTTGGCCCGCTCCCTTTGCATGATGCCGTGTATCTGCGCCAGCACGCCCTCCTCGTCGGGGATCAGGTGGCGGTTCTTGTTCAGGATCTCTATATTGGGCTGGGAGCCGCGCCTGCTGTTGATGTTCACACCGCTCCAGTTCTTCTCCAGCTGGTAGTACGTCTTGTTCAGATAATTAAAATAGGGCTCGATGATCTTGGCCTTGGCGTTGTGGAGCGCGGCGGGAATGTAGTGCACCGTCATCGCCTCATAAAACGGAACCATTACCCCCTTCTGGTAGTTGTCACTCTGCAGCTGCAACGGCTTGTACCGTGCACCGAACAGTTCCCGGGCGTGCCTGATGGCGTTGCGCAGCGCCTCGCGTATCAGCGCCGGGCTCTCATGGTCGCCGACGGCGTATCCTATCGGGTACTTGCCGCAGGCGTCCAGCACCACCACGATGGTCTTGCGGTTGTGGTAGGTGGTCTTCTTGTAAGTCCTTGTCTCGCCGTTCACCTTTTTGTCCATCGGCTGCCTCTTCTGGTAGACCAGTTCCACGTCCCATCCGTCCAGTGTCCAGTAGGTCATGGCGGTCTTCGGAGCCTCGCGCTTGTGTTGCATCTCAAGGGAGTTCCTCAGGACAGTGGTTCCGCGCTGGTGCCCCAGGGTGGTGGATTCCATCATCTTCCGGTACCTGTCCACCGTGACAGGGCTCTTGATTTCCGGTTTCCCCAATATGGAGGCTATCTTGTTGTACTGTTCCATTATCTGTGCGTTGTTCAAATTCATGTGCTGGGAAAGCAGCTTGTGCATGATCGCCTCGTCCTCCTCGTCCCTAATCAGGGCGGCGGACGTGTTGCCCTTGTTCTTATGCACCAAAGCGATGAAGCCTTCCGACTCATACTGGTCCACTTTACGTTTGAGCGTCTTTCCCGTCGAAGGAAGTTTGTGGGGATAGCGGGTGTTGCCTTTGCTGTCCCGCACCTTCAGCAGGTCGTTCACCATCTCACTCAGCCTGTCCCATACGTTGAAACGGGAGCCGCCACGTCCGAAACCGCATTCCGCATTGCTGTCACGCAGCCGGATGACTGCATCCAGGACACGTGCCTGGAGCGTATAGAGCGTGACCTTCTCCGGTCTGAGCGGCTTTCCCGCACCGTCCCTGTAGGTGGTGAAGAAGGAGTAGGCGGCTTCATTGTACCCTACCGCCCTCTCAAGCGGGCTGGTGGCGGCACGTTCGACATCCTCATGGGGATCACCATAATATTTGATGTATAATTGCTGTATGTATACTTCCAGCGAGTCGAACTCCACCAAAGCGGGGCGTCTGAGACTGGCACGCTCGGCAACAACAATCTGCTTTCTGTTCACCTTCGTGTTATATGTTCCTAACGGGAGGAAGCCCTTCTCGGAGCCCACCTTGCGTTTCGGATCATACATGATCAGCTCGTTGGCGTAGATACATACCTTGTCATTATAGATTACAGCCATATCAACCGTTTATTGTTTAACCTTGTGCGGTTTCCGGCGTCGGACCGGAAACGAGGGCCGCCTTCCGGCTTTTTGACCGCGTGTCCTATTTTTCCTCCCTGTAATACCTTTGTCCAATAAGGGAAAGGCAACATACGACTGCAAGGACCGAGGCGGCGAGATTCTCGTTGAAAGTGGGACGGAGGTTGTCCGCCAGTCTGAGCACTACCACAAGGCCGATGACTGCGGCCGCTATATGGATTATTCTGAATGTTTTCATTGCTTTCGGTTTTTAATTAAGGGCGCATCCGGATAAAGATAAAGTGTCGAATTTTAAAATTATTGCCGGATTGGACGCGCCCTTCAGGGTTTATTGTTATTTTTGCTATGTCGAATTTTAAAAATTATTAGTCATGAATGATGAATCTATTGACACCTATCAGGTAACTGTTTCTTGCAGGGCTACTAATGAGGCTGCTATTAAAAGAGTGTTTAAAATATTATCCGGTTTTGGAGAAGCATGGAAGCCCGGTCTTCTGTTTATGACATCCAGCCTTTCGGACAAAAACAAGACTTCTCCATACAAACTAGGGGAGATAGCCTTCTTCCTGGATAATAACCCTCTACTGATCCATACTTTTACGCTGGCTGTCAACATTGTCAGTCAATATATCCAGTCTTCTGTTTCGGAATGTGTTCTCGATCTTCACGAGACTGGGGTAGTGAATACATAAGGGTCTTGCAGGACGCGCTCCGTCCACTGTCGGCGTGATAGGGGAAGCCAGACGGGCGATTTCGGCTGAATATACATAAATACTGTTCTCGTCACGGGAACCTTCCTTGGAGGTTTCCGCTGCCAGCTTGTGCGCCAGCTCCTCTATCTGTATCGCAATCTTGCGCACTTCGTCAAATTGAATATCAAATTTCATGGTGTGTTAATTTTAATTGTTAATAATTCTATTCCTCTTCATCATCTTCTTCGATATGCCGTGATATCTGGTTGAACCGTGCTATCGGAATGCCGAAGATTCTTACTACGAAAAAATGTCCGGGCTCTACATTCTGGAACACTTCATCAATCTCAATCAGTGTTCTTATAGCTTTTTTCTTTTTCATCGTTTATAGATTAATAAGTGTGTTGATTTTGAACTGGTTTATTTTTCGATTTCCTTGACCAGACGCTTCGCTCCGGCTATGTCCCATATCTTGTCGACCATTTCCGCGACTTTCATGTCGGTTGTCGGTCCTATCTTCACCATCACCGCCCCTTCGGCGTCCTGGTCCTTGGGAATGATGATGGGGCAGAGCATCCCGTATTCACGCCAGATCGTTATCACGATCCTCAGGTATTCAAGGTTGATACCCATCGTATAAGTAATCATCCCTGTTCCTCCCATTCTATCAGTAGTTGTCTGTACACCGGAACAGGTTCGGGATATATGATGCCTTTGTTCTTGTGGGATATGGCCAGCTTCGTCAGCCTGTCGGCTATACGGCGGCTCATTGTGTTGCCGGAATACACCTTGCATACATGGGAGTAGGTGACTTTCATGTTGGTGGCGACCGTTTTCAGATCATTCCGGTTGAGATAACGGCACACAGCCTGTTTCCATTCGATGAAGTCCGGACGGAACTTGGGTGCGGGAAGCGTCGGACGCTGTGCCGGACGAACGGAGTAAGCACCGGTACGACGGATGGAGGGGAGAACCTCGTTTGTTACCCATTTGCGGAAGGCTTTTGCTTCGGGCTTGCGGGAAAGGAAGATCAAGCCATATAATCCGGATTCATTAACAGTCCATGTTTCTCGACCTTGACCTGATACAAATAATGTTTGTATCAGCTTCTCGTCATCATCTAAACGCTTGACTGTCATGCTAACATCTTGTAACCCTAAAGCGCAACAAATGTCTTTTGCTATAAACCATGATTCTCCATCAATCATTTTCATTCGGATACCGGCGTTAATGCCGTCATTGAAGAATGTTTGCAGACCTGTTGTCTGCTGGTTGTTGTTCAGTGTTTCCATAATAATACATTATTAATTAGTACGTTCCGCTTTCACATTACCCTTGTTGTCGAGTATTCTGACTGTTTCATGCTTGGCGATTTCGTCAACATTGTACAGCTTGCTGTCGTTCCGTTTCTTGGCTGCTTCCCAAATTACCGGGGCTTTACCACCCTTCTTCTGACCGGACAAAACCTGTCCGACATAAGCCATTGTTACTTTAAAGGCGACAGCAAGTTCTTTCTTGCCTTGTGCGCCTAACTTAATTACTTGTCCCATATTCAATATTTATTGGATTAAAATTGCTATATTTGGCGCGGTTTATATTAAACCTGATGCAAATATAAAGCAATGCAATATTTAAAACAAAAAAGGCGAATAATTTATTGCATTGCAATTTATTTAGAATATAATATAAATAATAAAACAATGGAAATGTCTGTTAAAGAAAGACTTAAGTTATTTTTAAGAGAGGAGGGT